TGCGTTTGATTCAAAGTGTCCTAAAAGATAGAACCCTCGATTTTATTACAGACCACAAGAGAAATTTCTTGGAGACATCGGATTACGAACAAAATGATTCACAAGATGTGATGAAAATTGTTATTAAGCACGATGGTAAAGTTATTGCTTATAGAGAGTGGGATGCGACAATCTACCCAGTTAAGGTTAGATACACCGTTGATATCCGTCAACACATCTACGATTTGATTACTAGAGTTCAAAAATGTTTGTGTACACCAACTAAAGAGTTGGAAACTAAATATTTAGATTATAGTTTGGTTGTTCAATAATAAATTTTTAAAATAAATGGGTAATATAAATAGTTTTGAAGACTTAGGTAAAGATTTTCAGTTACAATTATTAAATGAGATAATTACAGATAACAAATTCGCTCAATCAATTATAGACATTATTGAGCCTAAATTTTTTGGGTCCGAGGCCTTTGTTAAGATAATGAAAGTAATAAAGCATTATTACAAAGACCATGAGGTTGTGATTAATAATTTTCCGTCTTTAATAACTGAGATTAATAATGATATTGGCGCTCAAGAGGTAGCGTTAAGAGCCCAATTACACGACACGATCAAATTAATCGAGGATTGTAAGATTGGTAATCTAAATATACAAAGAAATGCACAAAAGTTTTGTAAATTACAGTCAATCCGTGGTGCTGTAAATGAGATCAAAACAAAATTAGATAGGGGTATTATCGCTGACTACGATGAAATCGAAAAAAAGATAAAAGATGCCATCACATTTAAAGAGGAACAAGACCCAATCACACTATTTGATAACATGGACAATGTTTTGTCCGAAGATTATCGAGACCCAATCCCAACAGATATTAAGGGTATCGATAAAGTCACTAAAGGTGGTTTAGCCAGAGGTGAGGTCGGTCTTGTCATCGCACCCCTAGGTGTGGGTAAAACAACATTCTTAACCAAAGTGGCTAGTGCTGCGTTTCTTAAAGGTAAGACAGTTTTACAAATTTTCTTCGAAGATAAAGAAGAGGCGATACAGAGAAAACACTTCTCCGCATTAACAAGTATACCGTTAAGTGAATTAGCTGAAAATAGAGATGTAGTACTTAGAAGGGTCCAAGGAATAAAGGATGAACATAAGAACGACTTATTCCTACAGAAATTACCAGCAGATGGTGTCACAATTCACAAGATAAAAAACATTATCAAGAAAATAAACTCAAAGGGTCAAAAAGTTGATGTGTTGGTGCTAGACTATATAGACTGTATTTCGATGGAAAAAGAATATGGTAATAGTGAAGAGTGGTCGAATGAAGGTAAAATCATGAGAGCGTTTGAAACGCTTGTTGATGAGATGAATGTGGTTGGTTGGACAGCAACTCAGGGTAATAGAAGTTCAACGAGTGTTGAGGTGGTTAAAACCGAAAATATGGGTGGTAACCTAAAGAAAGCACAAATTGCTCACTTTATTATGAGTATTGGTAAAACATTGGAACAAAAGGATCAAAAAGTTGCCACAATATCTATCCTTAAAAACCGTATGGGTGATGATGGTGTGATATTTAAAGATTGTGTTTTCGATAATTCCAGAATACATATTGACACTGATGATGTCTTAACCGAGAAGGGTTTTGAATCACAAAAACAAATCAGTAAAATGGAGTTAAGAAAAAAACACATGGAAGAATTATATGGTAAACCAGAATCTGAAACAGAAAATGAAAATAATATTGTTGGAATTAGTGATGGATTGTAATAATTATACTACCTTTGGACATATTTATTTAAACAATAAAAATTTAAGACTATGCAAGAATTAATATTACAAGAAAATCCGAACAGATTCGTTATTTTCCCAATTGAGCACAATGACATATGGGAGTTCTATAAACAACACCAGGCAGCGTTTTGGACCGCTGAAGAAGTTGATTTATCGGGTGACATCAGAGATTGGCAAAACTTAACCGATAATGAAAGATATTTTATCAAAAACATTTTATCTTTCTTTGCATCATCTGATGGTATTGTAAATGAAAATCTTGCTGAAAATTTCGTTAAAGAGGTTCAGTATCCAGAAGCTAAGTTTTTCTATGGATTTCAAATCGCTATGGAAAACATACATAGCCTAATGTATTCCCTTTTGATTGATACATACATCACAAATCCACAGGAAAAATTAGAAAGCTTTAGAGCTTTAGAACACCTACCAGCTGTTCAGAAAAAAGCTAAGTGGGCTTTAGATTGGATTCACGATACTCCTTTTCAAGAAAGATTGGTAGCATTTGCAGCTGTTGAAGGTATATTCTTTTCAGGATCCTTCTGTTCAATTTTCTGGCTTAAATCAAGAGGTTTGATGCAAGGCCTATGTAACGCAAATGCTTTAATTTTTAAAGATGAGAACTTACACGCTGATTTTGCGATTCACTTATTGAATAATCACGTGGTTAATAAACCATCTAACGAAAAAATTAGAGAAATTTTATTGTCAGCTTTAGAGATTGAAAAAGAATTTATCACCGAATCATTACCAGTTTCTTTGATCGGTATGAACTCTAATCTAATGAAACAATATTTGGAGTTTGTTACCGATGGGTTATTAGTTAAATTTGGGTGTAGAAAAGAATTTAACGTTGAACAACCTTTTAAGTTCATGGAACAAATTGCCGTAGAGACAAAGGGTAACTTCTTTGAATCTAGAACAGTTGAATATCAGAAAGCTAAGCTAAACGAAAAAGTTAGCTTTACCGATGACTTCTAAAATTAAGTTTAAAATTTATAATATAAAATAAAATGATCATACAAAAACGTAATGATGAGCAAGCCGCTTTTAACCCGTCAAAAATTTTGACCAGGATTAAAAGATCCGCTAAGGGTTTAAAGGTTAACTCAGACGAAATATTTATTAAAGGTATAACATCACTACCTAACGAAGGTGTGGTGACAACTAAAGAGATCGATAAATTGTTAGCTGAAATTGCGGCATCATATACTGGGAGTCACTACGACTACAGTAAATTAGCCGCTAACATCGCAATTTCATCTTATCACAAAGAAACAAACCCAAGCTTTAGCGAAACAATGAAAGTTTTAGCTGAAGACGGTGTCATTAATCAGGAACTCATTAAAATGATTGATGAGTATGGACCAGATAAAATTGATGCAGCGGTTAACCATGATAGGGACTTTAAATTCGATTATTTTGCTTGGAGATCTTTACATGAGATGTACTTAACTAAAACATCAGCAGGTAAACAAATTGAGAGACCACAGCACATGTATATGCGTGTTGCTATTTGGGTAACTAAATCTTTAGATGAGGCGATTGAATACTATGAAGCATTATCTAATCAATTTATTTCCCCAGCGACACCAATCATGATTAATTCTGGTACTAAGATACCGCAATTAGCGTCATGCGTTCTTCACTACAATAATGATGACTCAAGAAACGGTCTTTTAGATTCACTGAGAGACATTTCAGTTTACTCGGCTGATGCGGCTGGTATCGGCTTGTGTATGTCAAATATTCGTAGTAAAGAAAGTAGAATTAAAACATCGGGTGGCTTTGCTGGTGGTTTATTGAAATATCTTAAGATTGTTAACGAATCGCTTCGTTTCTTTAATCAACAAGGACGTAGACCAGGTAGTGCGGCAATTTATATTGAACCGTGGCACAAAGATATCTTCGACCTACTCGAAATTAAAAAGAACACAGGTGCTGAAGAATTGAGAGCGAGGGACTTATTTACAGCTTTGTGGATTCCAGATAACTTCATGAGAGCGGTTGAAGAAGATGGTGATTGGTACCTATTCTGCCCAAATGACATTGTTAAGAACGGTATTAAACCATTACAGGATTGTTTTGGTGAAGAATATGAGGTTAACTATAATAAGGCCGTTGAAATGGGTTTAGGGAAGAAAATAAAGGCTCAAGATATTTGGATTAAAGTTATTGAATCACAAGTTGAAGCTGGCGTACCTTACCTATGTTCAAAAGATAATGCAAACAGAAAAACCAACCACCAAAATATTGGTGTGATTAAACAGTCAAATCTTTGTAATGAGATTTACCAGTACACTGATGAGAAGACAACCGCTATTTGTACTTTATCATCTATGGTAATTAAAAATTATGTAAACAACAAAACTTTTGATTTCGAAAGATTATTCACCGAAACCAGAAAAGTTGTTAGAGCACTTAATAAAGTTATCGATATTAACGCATACTCAACTGAAAAGGGTAGAAAAGGTGGTTTAGACCAAAGAGCAATTGCTATCGGTGTTCAAGGTTTAGCGGATGTATTCTTTTTAATGGATTATGTCTTTACATCTGAAGAAGCTAAAGAGTTGAATAAAAGAATTTTTGAAACAATTTACTACGCTGCTGTCACAGAAAGTAATGAATTGTGCCGTTCTGGTAAATACAAACCATATAAACACTTTAAAGGTTCACCTATGTCAAAAGGAATATTCCAATTCGATATGTGGGGTGTTGAACAAAACTCATTAATGTGGGATTGGGAAGGTTTAAAAGAATCTGTTAAAGAATATGGTGTTTGTAATAGTTTATTTACGGCACAAATGCCAGTAGCATCTTCTGCTAAAATCACTGGTTCATATGAAATGACCGAAGTAATTCCATCGAACCTTTTTAATAGAAGAGTTGTTGGTGGCGAGTTTTTAATTGCAAACAGATATTTGATTGAGGATTTTGAGGATTTGGGTATTTGGTCCGAATCATTTAAAAATGAAATCATTTTGAATGAGGGTTCGATTCAAAACATTAACTTCAATAAATTTTTGGAACCAACGGATAAGTATTATGAGAAAAAGATCAAAAGAATTGAACACTTAATTCAAAAATACAAAACTATCTGGGAGGTTTCTCAAAAAGAATTGATCACTATGGCAGCTGAAAGAGCACCATATATCGACCAATCACAATCAATGAACGTTTATTTTCAAGCACCGACAGTACAAAAGTTATCTTCTAGTCACTTTTGGGCGTGGAAATCTGGGTTGAAGTCTTTAGCTTATTATGTTAGAACTAAAGCGATATCAACTGGAGCAAAACATTTAGCGATTAGCGTACCCTCAAACGAGGTAACAAAAACCGAACAGGTAGCTTTACCAGCGCAACCACAATTAAGTGATCTACCACAAAAACCAGAAAATAGTCAATTCGATTGTTTTGGTTGTAGTGCCTAATTGATAATAAGATTATTAGAAAATGAAATCCCGTTAATAGCGGGATTTTTTTATTTACAAAAAATAAATTATTACGATATTTATTTATAAAAGAATATGGCGATTAGAAAACAAACATTTGGTATAGATTTCCCTTTTGTCCAGTCAGATAACGGTGATTTTGTTAACATGACATCCATACCAGAATCTGAGGTTAAAAGCATGTTAATACATTTACTATTAACTAGAAAGGGGTCTAGATACTACTTACCAGATTTTGGTACAAATTTGTACCAGTATATTTTTGAACCTTTAGATGAAATAACTATGGGTAAAATAGAAAATGAAATAACTGACGCTATTGAAAAATATATACCAAATTTAAAACTAAATGCTGTTGAAATAACAAAAGTTGGTGATGAGGAAGCTAATAAAAATAACACTGACTTGGAACACCATATAAGAATAAACTTAGATTACACCATATCAACCAGAACGTTCCAAACGAGCGATAAATTAAGTATAACAATATAAAATGGCTAGACAAATAAACTACAGTAAAAGGGATTTTGCTTCGTTAAAAACCGAGCAAATAAATTACATTAAACAATATTACCCTGATGTTGTACAAAACTTTAATGACGCATCAATTCTATCCGTGTTTTTGGATTTAAATGCGGCTATTGCTGATAACCTAAACTTCCAAATTGACCGTGCTTTACAGGAAACGGTATTAGATTATGCTCAAGAAAGACAATCACTATTTAATATCGCAAAAACTTATGGTTTAAAATTACCATCAAAGTCTGCCGCAGTTG